TAATCTTTCTTTAAATGATAATTATATTAAGTATCTTAAAGATACTGGCGGTCTTCATGATGAAGCTGTTAATCAGCTTAAAGCCCTTCAAACTCGTGATGCAGAAATCCGTAAAGATTTAGAAGCTCGCGCTGCTGCTGCTTATGAACAAGACCGTATAGAACTTGAAGAATATTGGAATAAAATTAATAACGTTATTAATAGCGGAACTATTGCTGGATATAAACTTCCTGCAAGTTTTATAAAAGAAGTTGATGGTAAAAAACAAACTCTTACACCAAAAGATTTCTTCGATTATCTTTCAAAGCATACTGAAGTTGACGCTAATGGTAACAAAATTACTGCATATCAAAAAGACTTGCTCAATGAAAGTAAAGAAGATTTTATGAATCGTGATTTACTTACAGCTTATCTTATGTATACTGGAGGTACTTATAAAGATTTAGTTGATATGGCTGTCAAAGAAGAAGAAGTTAGAATACTTAAACTAAAATCTAAAGCAAATAGTACTAGAAAAACAGTTAAATATATTAAGCCTCAAGGTGGTAAAACAGATTTTAACGACATTGTGCTAAGTTAAACGTTCAACTAAAAGTAAAATTATGTACAAACTTAGAGAAATTTCTCGTGGTAATTATGATGACCGTGGTTATTCTAATGAGGAAACCATTGCCAATCTTGCTATTACTAAAGCTGCGGAAATTAACAACGTTCTGACTTATACTTATGGTTATGACGATGATAGGTTCCCGCTTACATTTTTAACTGAAGGTCAAGGTTCTGTTGGTGTAGTTGACATAGATACAGTTCAGTGGACTTGGAAGACTATGGGTCGTACTAAGTTTAATGACTATGTTTTGTGGTTTAATACATCTAATACTACTCCTGGTAAAGGTGGTGCTATGTTTGATGTAGAATTTGCCACTCATTGGTTTATTGAGCAGTATGGTCTTATTGCTCCTGATGGTCATACTCAAGTTCGTATTATGAAAGACCTAGGTCCTGGTGCTCATGGTGGTTATCTTTATCGTCTTAAACTTACTACTCCTAATCCTTCTACTTATGTAGATAGTGGTAATCTAGCTACAGGTAAATATTGGACTCTTACTGCTCCTACTATTCCAGAGAGTTATTCAAAAGGTAACCGTAGTAATGTTATGGGTCCTGGTAAAATGACTTCTCAGCTTGAGTTCCATCGTTATTCTAAAGAAATTGCTGGTAATTTGAGTAATGTTGTTGTTACTTATGAATTTAAGACAAAGAATGGTGGTACTACTAATCTTTGGATTAATGAAGAGATGCGTCAGCATGACCTTCAAATTCGTGTAATGGATGAAGAACGTCTATGGTTTGCTGAGTATAACCGTCTCGAAGATGGTACTATTCCTCTTATTGATCCTGACAATGGTAATCCTATTCCTCATACTGCTGGTATGCAGGAGATTTGTCGTGAATCTAATTACGATACTTATGGAGAGTATCTAACTCTTAATAAGCTTGAACGTACAATTGGTGATATTCTTGATAAATCTACTGATACTGGTTCAATGGAAGTTGTTCTAGCTTGTGGTAAAGGTTTCATGTCAGATTTTGATATGGCTATTAAGAATGATGCTAGGGCTGAAGGATTTATGACTCCTCTTGGTGATAAGATGATTGAAGATAATGGTGGCACACTTTCTTATGGTAAATATTTCCGTAAGTATAAGACTTTTGACGGTCATATTATTAGTCTTACTCCATTGTCATTCTTGACTAAGGGTAGTCTTGCTGATACTGACCGTGCTAACGGTAATATTCATCCTCGTACTGGTCTTCCAATGTGTTCTCACCAGGCATTTATGCTTGATATGAGTACTTATGAGGGTGTTCGTAATATTCGTAAAGTTCGTCAGAAGGGTCAAATTTATCATCAAGGTGTTTTAAAAGGTCTTACTCCTATACCTGCATCTTGGGGTGCTGTTCCTAATAATAGTATTTCTACTACTATTGATAAAAGTTCATACGAAATTAAAAACTCCTATGGTCTGCAAGTAAATAATGCAACCAAAATGATGCAGTTGAAGTGTGTACCTTAATATGTAATTAAATAAAAGATTATAACAATGGATTTAACAAAACCTACTACACAAACTACAGGTGATACTAAACCTCCTGTAAAGGATAATCCAGAGAATGTTGCTGGAGGTCAAACTGTAGCACAACTTAAAGCAGCTAAAGAAGCTGAACTTGATGCCCCTTATACTGATAAACGTACAGTTGTAATTGCTCCTGTTCAGTTATTTTCTGCTTATCGCAATGCTAATAAAGCATCTATTGGTCCTCGTAGAACAGTGATTGGAAGTTCTATTAATTCTAGTCGTGTTCTTTCTGCCAATAAAGGTGAAGTTGAAGCATATTTTCCAGAGCTTATCGGCATATCTCCAAATAATCCTGAATTTACTTCTCGTGTTAAAGGCTATTTGAACAATATTTCTCTTAATGTAAATGAGAAAGGTACTCCTCTTAACATTTCCTTCTATTATAATCATAAAAAAGATTATTTAGCTATTAAAGAGAAAGAGGATAAGATTAATGCTAAACGCGATGCTGTTCCTCGTAATAATACAGCTGCTATTCGTGAAGCCATTAAAACTTGGATAACTGAAATCAATGAACTTGAAGCAAGTAAACATCTTTATGGTCGTCCCGAAAGTATTGAAGAATATTTAATGTATCGTCATTGTATTCTTTATCGTGATGTAGCAAAAGACTTATCACTAATTAACGCAGACTCTTCTCTTAGGTTTTATATTCGTGATGAAAGTAAAGAAGCAGAACGTGCTAAGAGAGTTATTGACGAAAAGCGTAAAGCTATGCGTAATTTCCTTGCTATTGAAGGAAGTGAAACTAGATGTAATGCTGTATATATACAGATGATTGTATCTAATAACGCTAGTGTAGGTGAAGCTCTTACTAAAACTAAGGATGAAAAGACCGCTGCTCTTATGATGTTTGCTAATGAAAATCCTGATAAGTTTAATGACATTGTTGAAGATAAGAATGTTGAAATGAAGAGCTTTATTGAAGCACTTATTGCTAGAGGTGAGCTTATTCGTCCAGAGTTCAATCAGCAAATTTCTACTGCTGATGGTACATTTATTGGTAGTAATATTAATGAAGCTGTTGCTTATCTTAATAATCCTAACAATGCTAGTGTACTTGATGTTTTAAAAAATAAAATGAAATTATTTTAATGTCTGCTTATTATGACAATTTCTGAAATGCACGTATGGTTTAGACAGTATGCTCAACAAATGGGTATGCAAAATGTACGTGCTATTCTTCCAGAGCAAATTGATTTGCTTATTAATACTAGTATCACTGATGTTGTTAACGAGATAATCGCTAACAACGTTGGTGTTACTAACGATAGAGTTATTAGTGATAACTCTAAAATAGGTCAAATCAATTCATTACGGACATTATATAAAGTTGATACTATTCCTTTTGTAAAGCCTGTATATACTACAACTTTTACTGCAACTTTAGCTAAATTTAATAGTGACCCTGCTTTAGCTAATATATGGACTAATGGATATATTACTTGGGATTCTAATCCTGCTCAAATACCAAATTATATTAATCATCCTAAAATATCAGTTACTACTACAGATTTAGCTACAATATCAGAAGAGTTATCTACAAATACTGTAACAATTACTTGTACTAATTATACAAAACCTACAGCATCTACTAATGGACAAATAAGTATTACTGTTAAAAGTGATAATCCAATAACTATGTATTTAGCAGCAGTAGTAGATGATGGTACAGGAGATAATTCATTAAGTATAGGTACTATTACAAATAATACTTTAGATTATATAAGTTTAGGTTTATTTACAGAAGATAGTATTCATAGTGGTTTATACTCCATATCAGCTTTAATACCTAATCCTTTATTTGTTGTTGACTTTGCTATTACTTATAAAAAAGCAACTACAGGTATTCAAATTTCGGATAATGGTAGTATTGTTTACGAAACTGGAGATAATGCCTTTACTACAAACTTCTTTCCTATTAGAATTATTGATGATGCATTCTTAGCTGATAGTCTTAATGACTTTATTCTAAAGCCTATACTTAGAAGCCCGATTATGGTTATTTATAATAACACTTATGATATATACTTTGGTCCTTTTAAAAAGAAAAATACCAATCAATACTTTTTAGATTATGACCTTCTTCCGTATAGCATTAGATGTTCTTATATAGCTAAACCTGCTCAAGTTAAATATGCTGAAGATATTGCTAATGATGCTAGTGTAGATTGTAATTTACCTGAGTATTTACATGTTGATATATTAAAACATGCTGTTGACCTTTATA